TACCAAGTGCTACCAGCGCTTGGCAATTTGCTTGACTACGTAGACCGACTAATAAAAATAATGGACGAGCGCGGCCTAGGCGGGGTAATTAGAGAACTTGGCGGCAAACTACGTAGGTTTGTTGACCCGTTCCAAGCAGTACAAGACGCAATAAGCCGCAACGTAGACGAGACCGACGGTTTAATAGACAAACTAAAACAGACCGGCGTAAACATTGTCAACCTTGGCAGCGGTTTTCTCAACTTTGGCGGCAAGGTACTTGGACTTGACTTTAACCTAGGCAAACTCAAGACAGGTTTAGACAAAACTAACGACGGTTTAGCGCTTGCCTACGCCAACACCCGCGCATGGTCAGACACCATTTTGCAGCTTGACGCAGACCAGAAACGCGCCAACTACCAAAAAGCCGTAGACATTGAACAACAACGCCTAGCAAACATTGAAATAGGCAAGAGCACTGCTAGCACTGATAAGGCAGCAAAAGCCGCTAAACGCGCGGCAGCCGAGACCGCCAAACATGCTGAGGCAGTACGCACACTCAAAGAGTCCTACGACAATGCGGTGCAAACAGTCAAAGACAAGTTTGCCCCCGCACTCATGCGCGCTAATGAGCAACTCACCAAGGCAACCGAGGACTACAACAACTTTTACAAGGCAACTGGTGACGTGGTGCGCGGCATATTCAATGTGGGCGACGCTTGGACTACCGCAGCCGGCAGCGAAGGCGCTAAAACCTTTTTTGGTGTACTAGACGACCAAGCCAAAAAGGCTAGCGAACTTGCTACAGGCATAGAAAACCTTATCGCTGCCGGGTTAGACGACCCCGAGCTATTAAAGTCAATTCTTGCCAGCGGTGCAGACGTAGGCCTAGAAATAATTAAAGGCTTGCTTGCCGGCGGTAAAGCGTCTATAGACCGTCTGCTTGGTATCTCGACAACGATTAACGCAGCTGCCGACCGTATCGCAAAGTTGACTGCCGACAAGTGGTACAAGTCGGGCATTGACCAAGCCCAAGCGATAGTAGACGGCGTTAACAGCGTCATTGCTAACACTGAGTTTTTATTACGGTTTGCGCTTGACCCGCAGAGCGTTACGGAAATTGGCCAGCAACTAGACGCAAGCCTCGGCACCGTTTTTGGTGGCGGCGCAGCACCAGCACCGACCACTAACCCATTTGGGCCAGTCTTAGGCAGCATTAACGCCAGCCCCAACATGGGCGGTGGCCGTGTAGCAGCTTCAAGCGTTGGCGCCATGTCAATTACAGTTAACGCCGGTCTAGTTTCCACGCCCGACCAAATAGGTCAACAGATTATTGAAGCAATACAACGCGCACAGCGTCGCAGCGGAACGGTGTTCGCCCCGGCATGAGTACACCAACTATGCAAGTGCTGGTAGGTTTTCAGAGCACGACGGGTTTTGGCACCCCGTTTATGCTTGACGACTCTTTTTATGGCGTGCTTGACACGGCAGGCCGTGGCACATTAGGCGGCGTTACTTTTGTTGACTTAACCAGTCTTGTCGAGTCGGTCAACATTATTCGTGGACGGTCACGCCAGTTAGACCAATTCAACGCTGGCACCGCCACTATTGCTTTTAACAATGTTACCCAAGTTCTAAACCCGTCTAATACGTCTAGCCCGTATTACCCGTTTGTGCTGCCACGTTGCCCCGTACAAATACTTGCAAACGGCGTACCAATTTACACGGGTCTTATTACTGACTGGAACCTCGACTACGACATAAGCAACGAAGACATGATGTATGCGTCATGCGCCGACAACTTCACGGTGCTAGCTAACCAAGCTCTTAACGCCGTTACGCCGTCTGTTGAGGCCAGCGGATCCCGGATAAACACCGTTTTAGACCTAGCCGAAATAAACTACCAAGGCGCTAGGTCTATAGATACTGGCAGCTCAACGTTGGGCGCTTTTGCTATTAGCCAAGACACAAACTGTCTAAACTATTTGCAGCTCATAAACACAAGTGAGCAAGGCTATTTGTTTATGAGCGCGGCCGGGACTCTTACCTATAAAGGCAGGTCGAGCGTCCTTAACCCGGTGGCTGGCGCCACGTTTAACACTGACGGCACAGGCTTGCCATACCAAACGCTCATTAACCAGTACGGCGACGAATTGCTCTATAACTACATTGTCACGCAATCGCCAGCCGGCGCAGCACAAACCGCCAGCAACGCAACCAGCATTGCGCTTTACCAAGCCCAACAGTACGCGCTAACCGATTTGCTAAACAGCACCACCAGCGAAGTTGCCGGCTTAGGCAACTATTTGCTTGGTAAATATCAAAACCCCGTTTTACGTTTTACCGGGCTGTCTACCCAAATGACGGCGCTATCTACCGCTAACCAAAACATTCTGCTCGGGCTAGACCTAACCAGCATTTGCACAGTTGTTAAAAACTTTGTAGTAGGAACACCAAGTACAGAAACGCAGACGCTTATTGTTTCTGGCGTATCTCATAGCATTACGCCCGGCAGTTACATTATTGGCTTTACTTTTGAGTCAACAGACGGCAACCAGTATTTAACACTAGATGACCCAATTTTCGGTACTCTAGATAACAACCTATTAGCCTTTTAGGAGAACACATTATGGCAACACCATTCCCATTTGTAGCAGGCGCAATCCTTACAGCTGCACAACTCAACACATTTGGCGATTTTGTCGCCTACACCCCAACTTTTACCAACGTAACAGTCGGCAACGGCACGCTCGACTTTGAGTATTCAGTATTAAATAATTTTTGTGTTGTTAGAGGTACGTTTACTCTTGGCTCAACTTCATCAGTAGGCGGCGGCGGCGCAATCATTACGTTGCCAGTAACAAGCACCGCAATAGCAGGCACCCCGATTTATGGCGTTTGTCTGCATCAAGACGCAACCGGTGACGCTTTTTCAGGAACAATTAGCGCGGTTAATACAACAACCGTTAGATTAAATAGAAGTGCCGTGAGCGGTACAAACATTGTGCAAGACAACATTTCAGCACTCTCGCCGTTTACTTGGACAACTAGCGACCGTATGCACGCTTCATTTTGGTACGAAATCGCATGATTTGGCGGGTTAGCTTTGTGGCGCTTTTGTTTGGCGCAATTCTTGTTGCTTGCGGAGACCGTGAGCGCGTCAACTGCCCGCGCACCAAAAACAAGGCGTTGCGCGCAGAAACGACAATAACCGTGGACACCGCCAGCCTTGGCAGCACTCGACTACTGGCAGACAAATGCCCATAATCCCGCCGCCACGTCGTGAAGAACGCATGACAAGCGAGCAAATTAAAGCGCGCTTAATCTTTGTTGTCGCTTGCGCGCTGTCATTTACTTTTGTAATGGCCACCATGTCACTTATATACGGACTGCTTTTTATTACGCAGCCTATGGACGTTTCGGATAATGACAAGTCGGCTTGGGCGACGTTACAACCGTTGCTTTTATTCCTCACCGGCTCACTTGCTGGCCTACTCAGCGCTAACGGGCTAAAAGACAAGCCAAAGGATAAACCAGAGTGAAAAGCACTAAGTACACCATTACCACCACACGCCAAGCAATAGCCCCAATACGCAACAACTACCGCGCCATATACCTACACGTCATCGGTAACGGCATTGTTTATCTAGGCGGCGAAACAGTCACCAGCGCCGACGGCACCCCAACCGAAAAAGGCGCAGTCCCATTAGAGCTATACATACCAGCCGGCGAAACCGTCTACGCAGTAGTCGCGTCCGGTACCGAAGATTTGCGCGTACTTGACTCTTCAAACTAACCGAAAGACAAAACTCATGAACAACGACGACAAAAAAGGCCTACTAAAAATTGTGCGCGACGCAGCTGCAAAACTCTTAACGCGCATCGCCGACATGATTAGCCGGCCATGAAATACACCGGCACCACCGACGGCGCAGCCTTAGGCAAAAGACCAGGCACCGAAAAGTTAGTAGACATCATTAAGAAAAAAGGCTTCACAAACCTAGGCACTTGGGCCGTAAGAAACATGCGCGGCAGTGACCGCCTCAGCGTGCACGCCACAGGCCGTGCAGCCGACATTGGGTACAAAGACAAAGCCACAGCCGCCATGTGGGCAAACTGGCTTGTAGCAAACTACGAGACTTTAGGCATTGAAGAGGTACACGATTACGCCGGCACCACCAAAAAAGGCTGCGAGAAATGGGGCCGCGGCTGGCGCTGTAACCGTGACGGCAAGCCCGGTTGGAAAGACTGGTCAGAAACCGCAAACGGTGGCTCTGGTGGTGGTTTGTGGTTACACGTCGAGTTAACACCCGCCATGGCAGATGACCCACAAGCGTTTGTAGCAGCTTGGAAAAGTCTTACGCCACCAACACCGCCCGCTAAAACCGTTACACCATAAGGCTTTTAACGCAAAGGCGCGCAAAGTCTCAATAAGCCCATTAAGGTTTTTACTTATCCCGACGGAAGGTAGAAACTATGAAACGACTACTTGGCGTACTCGCCGCAGCTGCACTACTGGTGCCGGCTACACAAACAAAAGCAGCGGTAGAACCCGACTGCCTACGCTTCACCGCTCTGGCCTTAGAGGTTGGTTGGGCTAAGCGCGAAATACCACGACTTATGCAGATATGCAAACGCGAGTCTAAAGGCTTTGCCCGGGCTTGGAACCAGCGCGACCCATACACCGGCTCATACGGCATCATGCAAATAAACGGCAGCAACAAACGGTTCCTTGTCGAGTCTGGCATTGTGCGCAAAGCCATGACCGAACTATGGTCACCCCGCAAAAACCTTAAAGCATCATTGGCATTATTTAAGCGCCACGGCTGGGCACCATGGAAAGGCAACAGCGCACCAAAAATTGTGGTACCGTACACCCGTTAGTTATTTTCAACCCGACTAGAAAAGAGACAACAATGGTAAACCCGACTGACCATCTAGACCAAGCACTAGCCAACCTATGGGCAAACACTCGACCCAAGGCAACCGACGTGCTAATCCGCAATTTGCGCGCACACGCCTACAGCTACGCAATGGACGATGCAGCATTATGCGAAGACTTACGCCAAGCCATCGGCCGGCTAGAACACCCAAGCAGCCTTGAGCCTAAAAAGCAGAGCATTATTGACCGTTTAGACGACATTGTGCAAGACCTGCACGGTTTAGGACTTACTCAAGTCGGTGGCGAAATTGACCAGTTGCTTATTGCACATATCGAAGCATTGCGCGGTACAAAATGAGAACGGTTTTAGGAGTTTTTGCGTTTGTTGGTGTCATGACAGTTTTTGGCTTGGTCACATTGTGGGCCGCCGACTGGATACAAAACTATGACGAAAGCGGTAGGTGGGAATAATGGCTTTTGACCTTTCCGAGTACGTAGACGTCAAGACACGTCTGAAGCAGGCTTTAGCCACATTCCCGCAGCTGCGCATCGTCGAGCACCGCCCAGAAATAACCCAAGTTGGTGACCAACTCTTTATTGAGTGTTCGGTAACGGTCAGCCGTGACCCCGACGACCCGATACCCGTAACCGCCTACATTTTTGAGCCATACCCGGGCAAGACCACGTTTACTAAAAACTCTGAGCAGGCTAATGGAGCCACCAGCGTTTTGGGGCGCGCGTTGGGCTACCTTGGGTTTGGCATAGACAAGTCCATAGCCACTAGCAACGAGGTTTTAGGACGCCAGCAAGGCGAAGAAACCGACAGAAACAAGATAGTAAGCGTTGCGCGACCAACACCAGTACTAGAGACCCGTAGAGACGCGCCAACTTCAATTATGGGGCCACGGTCTAAGCAACTAGGCGAGGCTCGACTATCGGCCCGCGAACAAACAGAGGCAAGCAAACCAAGCAACGGCGGTGGCGCAACCCCAAACCAAATTAAAATGCTTACCCAAATGTGCGCAGAACGTGGGCTAGATTTTGACCCCGAAACACCCATGACTTACTCAGAGGCAAAAGACATGTTCTTGAACATTAAACCGATACCCAAGGTTAAATAATGAACGCCGACGACATGCCACCAGAGCAAGCCATTTGGGCATATTCAAGCATGCTCTACGACTCACGCCAAGAGCGCGACAGCCTACGGCGCGAACTAAACAT